GTTGATCTTTCTATGTAACCAAAAAAATGGCCATGTTGTTGGCCATTATTGATGGAGAATGAAAACAGGACGGTACCTGATAGCGGGTGATCTGATTGCACCACAAACGATGCCCGACCACTGGCCGACGCATCAAGCGCGATATCATGTGAAACAAGGCTTACCCGCTCACCATTAACCTTGAGTATAAATTCATATTTCATCTTGGGCCGTGCCCTCATCAGCTAAAGCCGTATCTAAATAAGTGACCACCTTTTCAACCCAGCTTTTGGGCTCATTCGTAGCACTTGAAGATTCAGACACCACGGCACTATCAACAGGCGCCACAGTGGGTTCATTGTTCGCAATGCTTATGGCTTCTACTTTTTCTGGAATGGATAAGTGCTCAACCAATACAAATGACACAGACCACGCCTGTGTATCATCTAATTCTTGCGCGGATACTCTTTCAGTAAAACGTACTTGGCGCACTGAAAAGGCTTTAGCGGTTTGGTTTTCAATGTTGTAAACCTTGCGAATGCCTTTGGCCTCATCCGTTGCCGTACTTAGCAAAACGATTTCAGAGAGTTCAGAGACATTCTCGTATTTGATATTTAACGACACTCGTAAACGCTTAGGCTTAAAACCTTTTTCAGCCACCGCAGAGGACGAACTTTGGCCGGATAAATCCTCATCCGGCAAAGCCAATTCACAGGTGACCTTTTGGCCGTACCCTGTAATTTTAGTGTCGTTTAAAACGAGGGTTATCATGCATCAGCCAGAGGGTAACGAGCTTTGATTTGTTCAACTGCAGCTAGCCCTGACACACGTGCTAATTCAGCACCCTCAGTATCACCCTCAGCATCTTTTCGAATTGCTTCGAGAAAAAAATCATCAGATTCAGCTTTGTAAGAGGCTTGGCGTTTATTAACATTCTGCGAAAGCTCAAACGTTTTTTGGTTTAAAACTGATTCCATTTGCTCTGTATTCATACCCAAGGCAAGCATGTATGAATCTGTGAAATCAGTGTGAGATTTACCTTTAAAAATATAAGTATTCATAATGATTCCTTAAACAAAATAAGCGGGACGAAAGCCGACACTACCGCTCGCAATTGTACGAGCATTATGCAGAGTGAGCGCCCCAAGTCCTGCACTCGAACCATGATACCAACTGCCTCCGCGCATCGGGAATCTGTTACCGTAATTACGTACATACAGCGCCCCCGTTGGTCCAGTTACTCCAGCATATTCAACCAACAATCGTCGCAACACTTCATTTCCGACATAGCTCGCGTCTTTCAAAACTGACGAGATCAATCCGTTGCTCATGTATGCTTCATGGCCATCATCACCGATCAATCCATTTCGATTTGTAATGACACTATTTAAAACAGGTGATCCGACATCTCCAACTAATGCGCTTGATGTAGAGTCAAAATACGCTGTATGGGGATACCAATTCTCTTCGGCAATTGTTGGATCATTATCTAACGTTGTGATGATTCTCCCTTCTTCCATTCGCATTTGGTCCAACCATTCCCAGACATTACCGACCAAATCTTGCACACCAAACTCACCGTGATCATGCGCCCATGCTGCTGGGCCTGATCCTGTGTCAGAACTAGCAGTCCCCGCCGTATCACCGGGGGTATTCCCTCCCAAACGCATAGCAGTTTCCCACTTATTTTCATGAGACCTTCCATAGTTAGTATTGCCACGAGGCACAGTGCCATTGGCCAATGACCAAAGCGCAATAGCTGCCCATTCATGTACTGACATCATGTGCCAGTTTTCGCCTTTGTTAGTGCACAGCAATTTAGCCGTATCATAATTGACGCTAGTGCGAGGCTGCACACCCCCAATAACAGAGCAACCGCCGTTATCGCCACTTGATGCTAAATATTTAGCAATTAAAATTTCACCACGATCAACACCATTGGTTTTAAATGCGGGGTGTGTGCCTGTGCCCAATTGCATATCTACACCTGTTTTTGCAAGCACAGCATCATTTATGTCTTCACAATTAAAACGAGGAATCACCACCATAATATTAGGGTTGCCTTGGTCGTCATAAATCACCGTATTACGACCACCGCTGGCATCTTCAATCGCTTTTCGATAGCCATCAGTTGCCACTATAGTTAAAGATGCTGCTTTTTCAGAAAAGTTACTATTCACATCATTAATGGCATCGTTCGAATCTTTTCTAATGTCTTCAAAGCTTTCTTTTGCTGTTTTAAGCTCAGCAGTAGCACCCGTTAGTGCCACCGTAGCTTCTGTTAAGTCACTCATATTTCACCTTCTAATTTTAAAAGTCTTTCATGGTTTTTAATGGCACTGCCAAGCATTGAAATGGTTGAAGCACTGTTTTGAATAACGCCCATCTGCATTGAAGTAATTTCTTCTTCATAATCGTACTGCCACGATTCAACGGGCAAATCAGCCCCCGTCATGGCTTTAGCATTGGTAAAGGGGATGACTAAATTTCGATTAATCACCTGTCCTATACCCGCCCGTTTTTTATTCAGTGGAATATACTGATAGGCCAACAACACCCCTGTATCTGTCACAGCCCCATAAAAATTAAAATCGTAATCACCCACGCTGCTACCCAACACCAGCGAATAGGTCACCGCGTTATCATTGTTATAACGTGGCGTGCCCATTTCGATAATCCCGCCCACTTGATAACTGGATGAAGGGAGACCCATACTTGAATCGGCAACACTGCTTTCATCAACACCTGGTATGTTTGCCAATACAAAATGTGAAATTGTGACGGGTTCAACTTGAGCCAATCGCTCTGCGATATAGCGTGAACCCGCATCGGTTACCGTGCCGCTAATGACATCAGCCATGCTTATTCCTCTATCTTGATTGTGTCGGTATGACGTTCCACCGAACTACTAAAAAAAGTCATTGCCATACCGTCCACATCATCACTAAATATAAAGGGCGATAATTCATTAACTGTGTTTGTTTGTTTCTCTAATACATTCGAGGCCGTGAAAACAGAAAATGAATCCACCGCGTCTTCAAATACCCAATCTGGCTGAGCTGCTAGAACATTGTTTTGTTTATCTAAGCTGGTTGAAGTGGCATTAATGTTTGTTTCTGGCAGACCATCCACTAACAAAAACTCATAACGGCGACAGGTACGCCCATACTTTTGAACTATGTGCTGCCCAAGCTCTGGGTTTTGCGTCAAGGTTGAATCCGCTAACCAAAGCGTTATCACGTCCCATTCTTTTTCTGGGTCCCGCTCTATCTGTCCATAAAGCGGAATATCAAAGCGCTCTAAAATAGATTTAAAGCCGTTCTTGCTGCCTGCATCTCTGGCATTTTTCACCGCGAACTTAACGCGCTTTCTGAATAGATCGTCGGGCTCATCAGCAAATCTGTCTATATCACTTTGATAGGCCATCAATTGCAGTACATACACATGGCAAGTTTCAGCATCCCTTTGATTAAGAGGCGTTTTAATCCATGTTTCTGCTTTATCCCAAAAATCACCAAAAGCAGTGCTCAGTTTATTAACTTCGCTGCCTTCGCGGATCCAAACGGGTAATTCAAATCGTTATGCCATGTTTAGACCTCCACTACGCTTAAAGAGGACAAACGCGGCACAGACATTTCACTGACAATATCGTTTTGGTTAAAGACGATACTTTCAATATCAGGGAAGTTTCTATAAATTTCACTGGCCATACGGGTGAATGAGAAACGTGAAAAAGGCATGGTTTGGGTCATCAAATAAGCTGAGTTAGAACGAAACGCCGCATTAATAGATTGATTAACACCCGTTAAAATCAGGTCTTTTTCTGACTGCATTAAGGCCGTGGGTAAATACACGGTGGCGATTAAAGAGTGATTAGTTTCAGGCATCACAAAGGCTTGTAAATCATCCCCATGGCCATGATAACCTTCACTCGAAATCATGCGGTTAATGGTTGAAATATAACTGTTTGAAGGTGCATCCAGTTCAAACAGCACATAAGCATTGGCTGTACCCGCACCTCTTGGCGCTTCATGTTCAAACCAAATCATGTCGGTTGAAACACCCGCAAAATTAGCAATCAAAAAGCGGTAAACGCCGTCAGTGTGATAATGGCTCAAAGTGTTAAAGGCATTACGAATACGCAGGCGATAATCTTCAATGTTTTCTAAATCCGCACCTACTGTATCAATCCAATTATCTTGGTTCGTTACCGTTAAACCCTCAATTGAGCAATTACGGTAATAGCCTGTTTCAAGGTTATACGCCCCACCCTCTACCACCGCATTTACAGCCACATTTAGGCTAGTAACACCGACTTTAAACGTGGCATCTGCAATGGTTAGCAATTCGTAAACCGTATTATTAATGGGATCGGTACTGATCAGGGTTCCCGCAGGTATCAGCAATTCAGCCGAACTATCAAGGCGTTCAAACAACACACGACCCGCTAAGGTTTGTGCTTGTTTACGCTCCACCCCGTAACTATCACCCCATAATCCAATGAAGCTTTCACCCACGGTTTTCAGAAAGAATTGCGGCATGATATTTTGAATCAAACTATCAATAAGCCATTTAGCCGGCTTAGTGGCGATGGATGAAATCAAACGCCAAAACGGGCTATAAGTAGAGTCGTTATTAATGCTTGAGCCCGAATCAGTCAGCGAGGCTTTAAACTGATTGGTAATCTCAGATTCAGTGGTCGGTACACCGCTGCCCTTTAAGACGCTTTCAAAGTCACTCATAGTGCCACCTCAATTGAGTCATTATCTAAGGTTCTAGCCGTACAAATCAGGTTTTCACCCTGCATAGACACCGCTGCGGTACCTGGGTAAATACGTGCATCATTCTCAATCTCTATTTCAATTCGCGTGCATAACGTGGCGATGTTCACACCATTACGTTCACCCACCATAGAGAAGGCATAACCCTTCTCGCGGATCATGTGTTTGAGGTCTTGAGCAATACAATTAGATTCAGTCGTAAGCGCAGGTTCACCCATGCTGCTTAAAACAAAATCATCATTTTCAATGCGTATATCGATAGTATTCATCAGCCCACCTGCATTTCCATTTCATGGGCCAGTTCATCACCGCGCATCGGTTGGCCTTGGTTATTAACTTCAATTTTTTCAATGTGGGTGCTCTTAGATGAACCACCAAACAAGTTACTAATAGTTTGAAATAAACCACCCTCTTCACTTGATTGTGTGGCTTCAGTGCCGGGCAAAGTCACCAAGCCATTCATGCTGGTTTGTTCGCTTTCAATGTTCTGTTTCACTTCGGTGGTACTGTCTAAATCAATGCCGGGTATCCAACTTAATTTCTCTTTCATTGAACTGATCGAATCATCTAAAAACGAAAAAGGGTTAAGGTCTGATAACCAGTTAGTAAAGCCGCCCCACCATGCTTTTAATGGTTCAAAAATGTCTGTGCTTATTTCCCATGTTGGCAACAATGTTAAGCCCGTAAACCAAACACTAAACTCACCCCACCATTGTGGAATCAATTCAAATATATCGGTGCTGATATTCCAATTTGGTATTAATGAAATTTCACTAAACCAAGCGGCAAAATCAGACCACCACAGTCTTAAAGGCTCAAATATATCTGTGCCTATATCCCAGCTTGGTAATAGGGTTAGGCCCGCAAACCAAGCACTAAAATCAGACCACCACAGTGTTAATGGCTCAAAAATGTTTGTACCTACATTCCAATTGGGTAAGAGCGTTAAGCCTGTAAACCAAGCACTAAAATCAGACCACCATTGTGTCAATGGCTCAAAGATGTCTGTGCCTATATCCCAAGTTGGTAAGAGCGTTAAGCCAGTAAACCAAGCGCTAAAGTCTGACCACCAAAGTGTTAAAGGCTCAAATACATCGGTACCTATATCCCACGTTGGCAATAAAGTTAATCCAGAGAACCAAGCACTAAACTCACCCCACCATTGAGGGATCAATTCAAACGCAACTATCAATCCATCAACCAAGCTGATCACTGCCCAAATAGGCGCAAACGCCAGCTTTAACCATGCATTTTCATTGAACAGGTTTTTAATCCAGTTCCAACCATTGGCCAGCGAGGTAAAGGCCAAGTCAGTAAATCGACTAATAGCGGCGGTTACATCATCCCAATAAACAACCACGGCAACTAAGGCAGCGATCAGTGCCACGATACCAATAACAATCCACGTAATGGGGTTAGCTAATAACGCAGAGGTAAATGCCCAAACCGCAGGCAATGAAGATAAGACACCTGCTTTCATGACCATAAAGAATGCTGAAA